GTGGAATATAAATGAAAATACTAACGATTGAAAATAATACTTACGATATAGATTGCGTACCTGATGAAATAGATGATATCAGATATTGCATATTAGACGGAGCCGACCCTGAATGGGTAGACTTTTATTTTTTGCCTCTAATTTTTTTAGAAAGTTTTCATGCTCCTGCAATATGCTTACAAATTGGTGAATTTAATATTCAAATGCCAATGGATTGGAGTGTGCTTTTATGTGATGAAAGTTATGATAGTGTAGAAGTACTACCACTAGCAAGTTTGAACAATAGAGAATTTAGAGCATTGGTAATGAATCCACTTTCAACTAGGCTTCCTAATAGCGAAACAATACAAATTACAAATGTTTATCAAGATGTTAAATGGTTTTTTCCTAAACTTAAAAATGGTCACATGTTATCAGTGCCGTTAGAGTCAGGAGATAATCCAATGTGTGCTTTCTTTGTGAAAGATGCAAATAAAGTTAAAACTATAGAAGTCGCAGATTTAATTAGTTAATATTAATGATTGAACTATTAATATGGAGTTTAATTGTTGTTACATGGGCATCAGTAGGTGTACATGTAATAAAAGAGTTCGTAAGGAACCACTTAGAATAGGAGAAAAAAATGAGTAAAATAGAACCGATGATGAAAAAGCCAAGTTTATTTAGAAGGACCGTATTCAGTCTTGTAAATAGTTGGAGACGAGTGATGGATGTTAGATACAATCCATTAAAATATATACCAGACCCTAGTCTACAGACTTACTTTATGTTAGTGCTGTTTACTGTATGGAGTGTGTTCTTTGGCTTCTTAGCCGCAAACTACTTAGGTGTATTTGGATATAGCACACTTGCAAGTATTATTATACATGTTGCAGTACTATTGCCATTAGCATTTACTAATGCAATCTTTATAGATGCAGAAAGAGACGGCCACAAATGGTTAAAAGAATGGAAAGCAGAACAGAATAGATGGACTATTGTTACCAACAGACTCAAGAAGAGTAATTTGGTAATGTGGAATCCAAACGAGGAAGCATAATGGCAAAATATAGATACAGAATAGAAGGTGGCAGATACGGAGGCGAGGCTGTAATAGGAACAGTAAACCCAGCATTTGCTAGTTATTATGCAGATAGACGAGACGACCTTGTTGATGCAGTATTAGAATCAGAAGATTGGGCACCTGAGGATGAAGTAGATTCAGATGCGTTATTAGATCCACAAGGAATACCACACCCTGCTATACCAGGCGAAGACTTTTATATGTGGGAAAATGATGACCTAGAACATATTAATAGTGCCTATGCAGATGGCGGATTTTATGTATATGAAGTTCCAGCAGATGGTTCAGACGATTGGGACTATGACAAAGAAACATATGATGGCGATGCGATTCTTGTGTATGGTAGAGAGGGCGGTTACTTTGGTAATGAAGAACCTGAAACTATTAATGAAGAAGATGAAGACGGTAACAAATATGTACCAGTCTTAATGTTTCATAGTTCAGAGAAAGGTGGCTTTGGTGCTTGGTTTATAGACACCGACGAACCGTTTGATGAATTTAAATTAGGGTATGGTATTATAGAAACAAACATAGCAGAATTTGTAGATTCTGTTTACTATGATAAGAAAGAATTAGATTGTGACTATGACTATAATGACTCAACCGGTAAAAGTTATGATGCAGAAGTTGGCTGGTTAAATATAAAGTGGCATGATAATTCTAGTCACTACGAAGAAGGCTCGGAATCTATGAAAGACTATTGGGAAGAGTATGACGAAAACGTAGAATGGGAAAGAGAAAACAGATGAAAAGAATCTTAATATGCGGATTACCTGGATCAGGTAAAACAACACTAGCAAAAAGACTAGTAGAAATACTTGGCGATGCTGATTGGTATAATGCTGATGAAATTAGAGAAAAATTTGATGATTGGGACTTCTCTTCTGAAGGTAGAGAACGACAAATGAATCGTATGCAGGATTATGTCCGTAAAAGTGTTGCAAAACAACGTTATGGTATTGCAGATTTCGTTTGCCCTACTAATGAACTTAGAGAAAAGTTTATGCCTGAATATGTAATCTGGATGAATACTATTAAGGAAGGTAGATTTGAAGACACTAATAAAATGTTTGAAAAGCCTGAAGGATTAGTAAATGCGGTTATCAACGATGATGATTGGTGGACTGAAGATGCAATAGAAGAATGGGCAAGACTACTTGCCGTCGATATTAGAGATACAGAGTTTCAACCTAAACTTCCTGTTACACAAATGCTAGGAAGATTTCAACCATGGCATGAAGGACATCAAAAGTTATTTGAAAGAGCATTGGCAAAACATGGCCAAGTTGCAGTAATGGTTAGAGATATGCCGGTAACTGAAGACAATCCATGGCAAGTAGATGATATTTGCAAAAATGTAGAATTAGAACTGGCTGAATTCGCTGGTAAGTTTAGAGTTTATAGTGTTCCGAATATTATGAATATTACTTACGGCAGAGGAGTAGGCTATAAAATAGAAGAAGAAGTTTTAGATGAGGAAACACAAAAAATAAGTGCAACCAAAATCAGAGAACAGATGAGAAAGGATGGGGAATTATAAACATCCTGCTTATGCAAGGTACCCACATTTGAAGGATCCTACCGAGGCAGAACATACGCCTTGGAGAAAATGGTTTGCTTGGAAGCCTGTAACATTACTATCTGGTAAGATAGTGTGGTTGCGAAATGTGTACAAAAGACAAAGGACGGTGCAATGGGTACCGCCTGCCTTCCCTGAAGGAGCATTTGATGGTATTGAATATTCTACATGGGAAGACATAATGGAAAACAAATTTAAATAAGGAAAACAAAATATGTATCAATTTACTAGTGAAAGTGTCAGTGAAGGACACCCAGATAAAGTTGCTGATTTAATATCAGATCATATAGCACAATGGTTAATTAACCATAATATAAAAAATAGAGCCGCAATAGAAACATTGGTTACTACAAATAGAGTAGTAGTTGCAGGTGAATATAAAACTGACAGACAGGAAGACGTAGAAGAGTCGGTTAGAGGTATCATTATAGATACTGTTAAACAATTAGGATATGAACAAGAAGGATTTCATTGGGATAATCTAGAAATAGATTATTTCTTACACGGACAAAGTTCTGATATAGCATTAGGCACAGATAACTTTGGTGCAGGCGATCAAGGCATTATGTTTGGTTACGCGAATAGAGAAACTGAGAATTACATGCCACTGGCTATAGCATATTCTCATAAAATACTACAGGAACTATCTCATAGAAGAAAGTTACATGCACAATATAGAGATATAATACTTCCTGATAGCAAATGTCAATTAACAGTAAATTACGGTGCACCCAATACGCCTATAGATATTAATAATGTTGTAGTGAGTACACAACATAGGGCAGAGGCAACCCAACAACAAGTAGAGGATTTAGTTAGAGAAGTTGTGAAAGATGTTGTCCCAAAAGAATACTTAACAAGTAACACTAATTATCAAATTAATCCTACAGGAAGATTTGTAATAGGCGGCCCGGATGGAGATACTGGACTTACTGGAAGGAAAATAGTAGTAGATACATATGGTGGTTATGCTCCACATGGCGGCGGCGCTTTTTCAGGCAAGGATTTTTCAAAAGTTGATAGATCAGCGGCGTATATGGCTAGATGGTTAGCAAAAAATATTGTTCATAAATTTGATTTACAAGAATGTTTAGTCCAACTTAGTTATGTTATAGGAATAGAAGAGCCTTCTTCCTTAGTAATCTATGCTAACGGTGAATTAAGACTTGATTTGATTAATATGATTAGAAATGAAGTTGATTTAACACCTTTAGGGATAATACAGACTCTGGGATTAGAAAATGTTATATTACCAGATACTACTAATTATGGGCATTTTGGAAAAGAACCTACTGGTAATAGTTTAATTACATGGGAAGAATTTACATTATGAATATAAAAGATAGTATAAGGACAGTACCTGATTTTCCTATAGAAGGAATACAGTTTAGGGACATAACAAGCCTATTAGAAGACCCAGAAGCGTTCAATAAAGCATTAATAGATTTAACTGATAGTTGTATGCAGTTCAAAGCAACAAAGATAGTAGCAGTAGAAAGTAGAGGATTTATATTTGGTTCTCCTATTGCGAGAGATATGGAATTACCTTTAATACTAGCAAGGAAGCCAGGCAAGTTACCCAATCCTACCTATCAAAGAAATTATAAATTAGAATATGGGGAAACAACTTTACATATTCAACGAAATTCTAACTTAAACTTTCAGGATAAAATTGTTATTATAGATGATTTAATTGCCACAGGCGGAACAGCAAAGGCAATAGCAAGTTTAATTTCACAATGTTGGAAAGTTCCAAAAGAAAATATTCTAATTCTGGCCGTAATTAACTTGCCCGATTTAGGAGGAAGTGCTATAATAGAGAAAGACGGATTTAATGTAGAGACATTAATAGAATTTGAGGGTGAATGAAGAATTTAGTAATAGCAAATTATAGATCAGGTGGATATACATTACACGATATGTTATTAGAAAAGTATAATTGTTATACCTTTAAAGAAATATTTTTTAATGTAGATGATGTTCACAATAAATTAAATGAATATAACGATAATGAAAGTTGTATAGCAAAACTTTGCCCCACACAGATAAAAGGAAACGATATAAAAATTTTAAATACATGTTATAAATTATGTGAAATGGCAGATAGTATTAATTACATTCAAAGAGAGGGAACAATGGAACAAGTAATAAGTTTCGCAGTTGCTAACAAACAGTTCTCTCATAAAGATATCTCTCCCTGGTTATCAGATAGACAACTTTTTAACGAGCAACTTACAGATCAAGACTTAGACAAATCATTTAATGCATTATATAGAAACCATATGTTTATAAAAGAATTGTATAGTAAATATAAAGGAAAAGTGTATACACTTGAAAAGGATTTAGAATACAACCCTTATCCTAATAAGCATACATACAAAGGAGATTGGCAACTGCCACATAAATTTCCAATGTTAGGAGAGTCAATTGGCTAAGAAACCAGCATTACCATTAAAAGATGTCATGACGGCTATTGATAAAAAGGATAGAAACTTTTATAATAACCTAACAGACGAGCAAAGAAAGGCATTTAGTGCCTGGATGATGATGAGATATTGTAGTAGTGTGCAAGGTAGAGATGCCGCAAACTATATTTACATGACTAATGAATTACTTAATAGGTATCATAAGGTTGAATATAAGGTCCCACAGCACCCTGAATTACAATGGTTATTATTTACAGCATGTGGCGTAGGTAAAGTACAATTTCATCCTTATTTAAAACCGCCTAATGCTAGAAAGAAAAATAATAAAGTATTTGATTTTATATACAGCATATATCCTCATATGAAAGCAGAGGATATTAATAATTTTATAGAAATTAACACAAAAGAAGATCTAAAACAATTAGCAGAAGCACACGGATACGATGACAAATCAATCAAAGACATCTTCGGAAAATAACACCTGTAAATGGTGTGAAAAAACATTTATGAGTGAACGAACTCTGAGTGCCCACATGTGTGTAAAGAAAAGGCGCATGGCTGATAAAGATCTTACACATACTAGACTAGGCTATAGAGTGTTTCAAATGTTTTACGAACTTAATACAACATCAACAAAGCCAAAGACATATGAAGATTTTGTTAAAAGTCAATATTATGAAGGATTTGTAAAGTTTGGTAGAAGTTGCGTTACTAATGAATATCTAAATCCAGAAAAGTTTGCAGAATGGTTAATCAAAAATGGTAAAAAACTTGCAGACTGGAGTAAAGATAGTTTATATGATGAGTATTTACTAGTATATGTAAAGAAAGAACCTGGTATGAAAGCATTAGAACGAACAATAATGTATTTAGATACCTGGGCTAAAGAAAATAATAAGCCATGGCAAAACTATTTTAAAGACGTTACTGCCGCCAGAGCAGTACACGATATTAGAAGTGCAAAGATATCCCCCTGGATGATTTATCTTTGTACATCCGGTGACGAGTTACTAGTAAAATTTAGTGATGAGCAAGTAAAGATGATTGAACATATTATTGATGCAACCTTCTGGATGAAACAGTTTGCAAATAATAAAGAAGAAGTAGCAGAAGTAAAAAATGCATGTGAAATTGCAGGAATATAACATAGGAGATAAAAATGAAAGAGTTAATTGAAAAGACATCACAATGGCACCATGATAGGAACCTAATTGATGGTGCAACAAGTAAAGATCAAGTACTTAAACTTATACAAGAAGTTGGAGAGCTTTCTGATAGTGTATGTAAAGGAGAAGATGTAAAAGACGACATTGGAGATTGTCTAGTTATCCTTATTAACATTGCTGAAAGAGAAGGCACTACATTAGAAGAATGTTTAGGTGTTGCTTATGAGGATATAAAAGATCGCAAAGGTAAAATGGTAGATGGAATATTTGTTAAGGAAGAAAAGTGAATAGAAAACAAGAAATGCTAGTTATAACAATGGAAGAGTGTGCAGAACTTAGCCAAGCATGTAGTAAAATTATACGTTTTGAAAAAGATCAATGCCCAAACGATCTTTCAAACTTGCAAGATGAAATAGGCGATGTAATGTGTATGATAGATATTTTAAAAAATAACGGATTAGTAAGTGACGAGCAAATACAAGAACGTATGAAAATTAAAAAAGAAAAACTAATCAAATGGAGTTTATTGTTCAGTGAAAATTGATTTTGATGTAGACATTGATATGGCTAACAGAGATGACTTTTTAAAGTTAGTTAATCATACGCCTGCAAGTATTGAAAAGGATAGTAAGTTTACTAAACACAATACTGGTGTCTACTTTCAGAACATTCCTAAGTTTCCGTTAGAAGGTTACAGTACAATAGATCACAAACAAGCAGAACAAGAAGGTTGGTTTAAATTAGATGTACTTAATAATCATGTATATGAAAATATAATAGATGAAACGCACCTAGACCAATTAGTGAATACAGAGCCTATGTGGGAATTGTTTGAACATAAAGAAATAGTTGAACAACTGTTTCATATAAGTAATCACTTTAATATAATTATGCAACATAAACCTAAAACTATAGACCAACTAGCAATGATACTGGCAATGATAAGGCCCGGTAAAAGGCATTTGGTAGGAAAGAGCTGGAAGGAAATAGAAAAAGATGTATGGATAAGACCTACTGATGGTACATACTTTTTTAAGAAGTCACATAGTTATGGTTATGCTTTGGCTATAATTGTACAATTAAATTTATTGTGTGAGGATTAGGTCTTAATCCAAACTATTGCTGTTCTACGTAACTCTTTGCACCCAACAGAATCATAATCGTGATAAGATTCATTATTACGTTTAAAAATCATACCACCATTTTTAACATACGGAGTAGTATAATTAAACGTTTGTCCATTGCACTCGTAGATACTAGTACCCGTACCGGTATCTGATAAACCTAATACTAAAGTAGCAGTTTTCCATTCTGAATCTGTATGTATAACATTGTATCTATAATCTGGTTTTAAAATCATTATACCTGAATATATTTCATAAGGTTCAGATATTTCTAAAAGTTCTGCACATCTCTTTCCTAGATCATTTAATATATTCTTTATTCTTTGAGGCACATTTTGCCTACTTGGTGAGTTTTTATAGGATTCTATAAAGTATAAATTGGACTCTTTTTTTGCTTTAAGGGTTAAACTATAGTTTGAAACAAAATCAAAATCGTTAGTTGTTAAGCAGTTGTTAAGAAGATAATGTTTCCAAGGTATATCTACAACACTAGATTTCAATCAACTTTCCTAACTAACTGGATTCCCCTTCTTTTTATTCTCTTTTTAATTAAATTTTGCAAGGAAGTCATTGGACCAAATAAAACTTCTATATCTTTCATAACAAAAGTTCTTAATATGGATTTAAAGGAACCCATTTCATGGAATAAAAATATATCAATTGGAATCTGTCTATTAGATTCCCACCACCAAGTATCACCTAATTCTAAAAACAATTTTTTAAGTTCTTGATTAGGTATTTTCTCTAGATCATAGAAAGTTAGTATGCTATTGTCATGGTTTATAACGATACCTATGTACTCGTTATCTCCATATTTGATGCCGGTTAAAAACGGATACCGTTCTTCTGTTTGTTTGATAAGTTCTTTCTTCTCCACAAAAGTATTTATAACTTATTATGATAAATAGTACAATATAAAGAGTTTATTATGAGCCAAAGCGACCACAAATTATACTTATATGATAATAATATCGACCTAGTAATTGGTACAGACGGCCTATACGTGGATAACAGACCTATGAATAACAGAAAACTAATAGCCCATAAAGGCTTAACAAACGAATTAATATTCAGTATTAGAAACAGAGATCGAAAACTGCAAAATGTTTTTAGTGATACTTTAAGTGCTTATCTTATTAATCCTACAACTAAAAGACGATTGTTCTATAAACTTTTAGAGCATACTAGTAATGTAGGACAAGTTAAATTGGTCTTAGATGAAGGCGATTTAAGAAATGTCACAGCAGGATTATACAGAATCTATGTTGCAAAGCAAGATGTCTCAGGTATAGATAAACCTGTATATTCAGATCAAAATAATGGTATGGTATTTGATATACAGATTACAGAACAAATAGACCAGTCACCGACGCCTACTCAAAGTGCTAATACATTTTTGCAAGTATCATCGACAAGTGACGGCGACCCAGCAAATGTTTTTACAACTAGTGCCTTCTCAGGTAATCAAGATAGAAACTTTCCAAATGGATTACATAGTTTAGCAATATATCCAGATGCTTATACAGGTAATTTAGATGTTCAAGCAAGTTTAGTTGAAAGTGTTCCAAGTACAAATAATTTAAGTACAGATTGGGTAACTTTAGAAAGTAATATACAAATATTTCATAAATTTTTAACAACAGGTAATGTAATTATTACTGATAGTAATATACAAACAAGTACAGGAAGTGTAACTAGTTTAGGGTTACAGTCTATTACAATTACAGATAATGAAAATAGTAATACAGAAATTAACTCGTCAAATGTTAATTTAACTTCTGCAACTACACTAGCAAATGTAGTATCACTTATAAACTTAGCAGGGAACACGAATGCAAATGTAGTAGCAAGTGTAGTCTCTACAGAAGACACTGATGCTAATACTAAAAAATATCAACTAAGACTAGCAGGTATGAATTATACCTTAACTGGCCAAAGTATAGCAAATGTTGGTATTATTGCAGATACTTATAAAAAACCTGTATCTAATATTGTTACTAAAAACTATACTATTAATGCAAACTGGATTAGGGTTTTATATACACCTACTTCCGGTAACATATCACAAGTACAAGTAAGAAACTAGTTGACTTTTAATATTATATCCTGTATAATAATACTATGGATATAGACTTTTTAGTTGAGAGTGTACACCGCCTTCTTTTAGATAATTTGCCTGTTAAGACAAGCAAAACTCCTAGTGGCTGGCATACAATGAACTGTCCTATGTGTTCTGATAAAAGAAGACGTGGCGGTTTAATTAGTACTGGCGCAAAAATATCCTATAACTGTTTTAATTGTGGCTTTACAACTGGTTGGGAACCTAACCCTACCTTAGGTAAAAAGTTTAAAGACTTAGCAACTAGATTGGGTGCAACTGAAGAAGATGTACACAAGGTCACAATTGAATTATTGAAATATACAGAGGATTTAGAAGTTGAAAGTACTTCAGATTATGTATATACAATAGCAAAATTTAATACAATAGAATTACCTAAAAAAGTTTCCACAGTAGAAGATTTAAAAATAGATCATCCTGTAAGACTTTATGCAGAACAAAGAGGACTACTTGGTCTATATCCATTGCTATATTTTAATGAAAATTTATATAAGCAACGACTAGTAGTCCCTTTTACTTATAATGGAGAATTAGTAGGTTGGACAGCAAGACATATTGCTCCCCCTGATAAGACAACACCTAAGTATCTACACAATATGCAACCGGGTTATGTTTTTAATGTAGATAAGTTTGCTGATACAGAAAGAGAAATAGTTATAGTGACAGAAGGAGTTTTTGATGCTATAATGGTTGATGGTATTGCTATACAAGGTAATAGTGTAGGGCCTGAACAAGCACATCTGATAGAGAAATTAGGCAAAAGAATAATAGTATGCCCTGACAGAGACCAAGCAGGTGTAGACTTAATGTTGCAGGCCGCTGAACTAGGGTGGGAAGTAAGTTTCCCGCCTTGGCATGTTGATTGTAAAGATGCCGCAGATGCTGTAAATATGTATGGTAGATTAGCAACCGTAAGTAGTATTATTAAACATGCTACAGGTAATAAACTTAAGATAGAAGTTAAGGCAAAAATGATATGAAAGAAAAGATAGATCATATGAAAATAGTAGCAAACGGTTGTAGTTTTACTTATGGGCATAAGGATTCCGTTAATAATCAGGCGCCTAGTTGGGTATGGCCTAGTCTCTTTAAAGATATGAAAGAGATTACAAAGGTTGTTAATCTAGCAGTGGAAGGAGCATCTAACGACAGAGTAGTAAGAACAAGTATAGAATACTTTGAAAAGAATAAAGGAATAGATTTAAATAATACAATTTTAGTAGTACAACATCCTACGCCTAATAGAGGGGAATGGTTTCACATTAAAAATAAATTATGGATAGGATATGTAACCACAATGGAAGATGTCTTATATGATATAAGTATAACTGACTACACTAAAGAAGATTTGGAACAAATTAGAATAGATACAAAAATAGAAAGAAAGGTATTCGATCAATACAAGGCAATTGTGGAATCAGACATAACTGAAATAATTAAATATTTTAAGAATATTATATTATTGCAAACATATTGTAAACAAAAAGGAATAAAACTTTTACAAGTAGGATTATCAGCAAGATGTCTGCCTAGATTTCACTTTAAAGAGACTAGACAATCTATTTCAAACAATATTTTTTGTAAAGAATTATATAAAATGATAGACGAATCTATAATATGTGATAGGTTTTTAACAGATATAGCAAAAGGTAATGAAGAAAGTCCTGACGATGGGCATCCAAACGAAGTAGGGCATGACTTAATTTTTAGATATATATACAATGAGATAAAGAAAAGATGGCAGATATAAAACAATACAACGAAGAAACACAAGAATTATTTTTAAGATTCTTATTAAGCGACCCTGACTTATTTGCAAGGTGCCAAAACATTGTAAACCCTGTTTACTTTAATATGAAGTATAGAAAGGCAGTAGAACTTTTTGTATCTCATAGTATAGATTTTAATGCTATTCCTACGCCAGAACAGGTTAGTGCGGTAGCAGGAATACAATTAGAACCTATTCCTAGTGTAACCTCTGATCATCATGAATGGTTTATGAATGAGTTCGAAACATTTTGTAGGCATAAAGCATTAGAGAAAGCAATAATTGAAAGCACTGACTTATTAGAGAATCAGGACTACGGTACTGTAGAAAATAAGATAAAAGAAGCCAGCCAAGTAGGCCTAGTAAAGGACTTAGGATTAGAATACTTTGAAAATCCCAAAGAAAGATTAGAATGGATTAAAGAACAGTCAGGTGCCATTAGCACAGGCTGGAAGGGCATAGATCACAAACTATACGGTGGCTTGAATAGAGGCGAGATGACTATTTTTGCTGGTGGATCAGGTGCAGGTAAGAGTTTATTTTTACAAAACTTTGCTGTAAATTGGGCACTAGCAGGTATGAACGCAGTATATATTAGTTTAGAGCTCAGTGAGCAACTTATTAGTATGAGATTAGACAGTATGGTATCTGGTTATGGCACAAAAGAAATCATGCGTAACATAGATGATGTAGATCTAAAAGTTCGTATGAAAGGAAAAGGTGCTGGTAAATTAAGAGTAAAACAAATGCCTAATGGTGTTAATGTAAATGATATAAGAGTATTTTTACGAGAGTATGAAATATCCTGTGGGGAAAAAGTAGATTGTTTACTTGTTGATTACTTAGATCTTATGATGCCTATAAGTAACAAAGTAAGTGGTAGTGATTTGTTTATTAAAGACAAATATGTATCTGAGGAGTTGCGTAACTTAGCAATGGAAAAAGACTTACTATTTGTTACAGCATCACAGTTGAATAGAGGAGCAGTAGAAGAAATAGAATTTGATCATCATCATATTGCAGGTGGTATTAGTAAAATACAAACAGCAGATAATGTTGTAGGTATTTTTACTAGTAATGCTATGCGAGAAAAAGGCAGATATCAGATACAGTTTATGAAAACACGTTCTAGTAGTGGAGTAGGCACAAAAGTAGATTTAAAGTTTGATCCAGATACATTAAGAATTGTAGACTTAGAAGAAGGGGATGAAGATTCCAATACAATTACAACAACCAGTTTAGTTGATCAGTTAAAAAGAGGTAATTCTATAAAAGCAGATGAATCTGAACAAAAAGATACTATAGGGCAAGCCATGAACATGCGTGAGTTCCTGAAAAAGAATGACTTATAATGATAAATAGCATTATACATATTTTTTGGAGACATAATGCCTAAGGCTAAAAGTATATTAGAAGAATTAAATCAAATATCAGTAGATAGAGATAAAAATCATGTAACATCTAACAGAGGTGAAAACATAATTACTAGTGCAATAAATTTGTTAGAACAAATTGATTTAAACTATGATGAAAAAACTGCTAAAGATTTAACTAATAGACTTATCAATAGTATAAGAGGCAGAGACGTTAAAAAATTCTCCAGAGGTATCAAAAAAGTAATAAAAGAATCTCAGAGAGAAAAAAATGCTGATTAACGAAGTAATAAGCCAAGCAAATAAATTCCCTTTATTAGAAGCAGATCTTATCAAAGATAAGCAACAGGTCGAACACAAAGGCATAAAATATACATGGTCTGAAACAGAGCAAGAATTTAAAGGTGGTAAATACCCTCAAGGTGTGCCACAAGGCGAGATGTTAGAATATATGATTTTGCGTTCCGCAGGTATTGTAAGACGAGACGGTGAACTGCAGGGTACGATGGCCAAACGTTTTTCTGCCAACGTCAAGGCACAACTTAAAGGCCTAAACCCTTTTAACAAATCTGGAGACGAGCCTAATAAAGAACCAGGCGCTATTAGAAATGCAATGAAAGATATGAAAGGACAGAACTTTTCTAGAGCTGTTGGAACTGGAATAGGTTCTCTTGTAGGTTCAGGTATAGATAGATTATTAAAGGGCAAAAAACAAACAGTTGGAAAAAAATTCCACTTTATATCTGGAAAAGGTAACCCAGTGAATGCTACTCTAGTAAAAGCATTTTTCCCTAAAGGCAAAGGCAAATCTGAACCTGTACAACTTAAATTAGAAAAAGGCGGCAGGTTACTAGCAGTAGGTTCTGATAAACTGATACCAGGTTGGTATGATGCTAGTAAGAAAGCCAATAAGCCTACAACTCCAAAACCAGATAATTCAGGGCCTAGTTTTAATAATGCCCAAGATAATTTAGATCCTAACGTAGACTACGACACGCCACCAAATCTAAGGTAATGAAATTTTTAGATATTTCAAGTAGTTTCATAAAAGAAATTATATTAGAAGCAGAAAATAAAAATACTCACTTAGAGCATTTAGAAGATAATATTTTTAATAAAGGATATAAAGGAGCCAAAGAAGCAATAGACTATCTATATAGTTTACACGAAATGCTAGAAGGCAACTCAGAAAGTCCTGTAAGTATGACAACTAAATGGGACGGAGCACCTGCCATTATAGCAGGTAGAGATCCAGAAACAGGTAAATTTTTTGTAGGTACTAAAGGTGTATTTGCACTGAAACCTAAAATAAACTTTACAGAAAAAGATATAGAAGAAAATCATCCTGGTGAAGGGCTACAACAAAAATTAAAAGTTGCTTTGAAAACACTTAGCACATTAAATTGGAATACAGTGGCACAAGGCGATATGTTATTTTCAAAAGAAGATCTACAACAAACAAATATAGATGGTGATGAAGTTATAATATTCAAACCTAACACTATTGTTTATGCTGTGCCTACAGATAGCGATCTAGCAAAACAAGTTACTAGTGCTGACATTGGTATAGTATGGCATACAGAGTATGTAGGAGGGCCTACGTTAGCCGATACTAGGGCTAAGTACGGCTTTGATAGTAAGGTACTAGGCCAAAGTTCTAAAGTGTGGCATAGAGATGCCTTAATTAAAGACTTCTCAGGAGTTGTAACTTTAACTAAAGATGAAAGTCAAGAAGTTATGGGTTCTATTAGAGAGGCAGATGCATATTTAAAAAATATAGACTCTGCTACATTTAATTGGTTAGAGCAAGGTAATGACTTAATAGGTAAAGACTTCTTACAACAGTTAAAGGCACATGTTAATAATAATATTAGAGCAGGAGCATTTGATAATCCTACAAAATTTGCACAAGGGTTTGTACAAAAGTATGTAACATTCATGCAAAAGAAAATAGATGGATACAAGACTCAGGCAAAGCAAGATGAGATGAACGATAAGTTAGTACAAGGTGTGAAGTTTATAAAACAACATGTACCAAGTATTGTGAGTGTATATGATTTATATTTAAAAATTATACATTCTAAAATTCTTATAGTAAAAAAATTAGAAACAATTAGACAATTGCCTACATTTAAAGAAACTGAAAATGGATACGAGGTAACAGGCGAAGAAGGATTTGTAGCAGTGGATAGAATGGGTAATGCACTTAAACTAGTAGATAGATTAGAGTTTAGTAGACTAAACTTTGGTACAGGAGTACCAGGCAAATGAACAGCATGACGTTAGATCAAATGTTACCAAAGTTAACAAAAGATATGCAAAACACTGGTACTGGAAATAATCATCATATGGATTGGCTTGGATGGGTAAGTAAAAATAAAGTTTTTAAATTAAAAACTATTCCTATAGACTCTGTAGCACCAGCAGATGGGTTAGTACTTAACCAAAATAACATAGATAATATGGCTAAAAGTGATTTGAGTAATGCTCCTGTTCTTGTAGTTCATAAAGATGGCGCCATTATTGATGGCAATCATAGACATCAAGCATTAAAGAAACAGGGTGCTCAAACAATACAAGCCTACGTAGGCGAGAGTAAAATGGATTTAAAATTAGTTAATCAAGAAATATCAGAAGCAAGATTATATAGAACAACTAGAAATTTTGGAAACCTCACAGGCGAAGATGTGGCATCTCTATTTTATCTTACTTCTTTATCTACGTATATGATGCTAAAGGATGATAAACAATACGAATACGCAAAGCAATATATTAAACAAACGGTACAATACGGACCTTATACATTATTTAGAAGCCATGCAACAGATCTATATTTACTAGGTCATGTAATAAAAGACCCTGACACTAGAAATATTACACTTAAAAATCCTGTTTCAAGTAAACAGTATTTAAATAAACTAAATTTTGATAGTAGAAAGCATTATATGTTCTATAATAAATTAAAAACTTCTGGAAAGGTCCCAGGCACAGAATTTAATTCATACTTTATGAGATTAGAAAGCCAATTAAAAATTAAAGACCAAAAATATAAACAATGGCGTAGATATATTGCAGATTGGGAAAATTTAAAATATACTTCAAAACAATTAGTGACGAGCAGACTTTTACAAGAATATAGAAGACTTGGCAAGGGAAGTGAAATGGTAGGCCCTTTAAGTACAATGACTAAGTATAGAAGTTATAGTTTAAGTGACAAATATAAACAACCTAAAACAAGTATTGCAAAAAGAACAGCAGGTACAGTAGCAGGAGCGGCCGTAGGTAGATATGCAGGCAAGAAGATCGCACAAAAATTAAATAAGAATGTTGATAAATATAAGAAGTACGGAACAGGATTAGGCGCAATAGCAGGATATTGGGCCAGTGGAAGACTAAAAAAATGAAAATAAATGAAATATTATCTGAAGCATGGGTTGATTTACCCCCTGAAGAAAAGGCCAGAGAAAAGCAAAAAGCAGATAACGAGTTTAGAGCTCTTAAAGGTATTGATTCTCCTGAATCTCAGGCACTTGCGAACGAGTTTAGAAATGCATTTAATATTACAGGTACTGTTGACTCAGCATACGAATTAGCAAGAAGTAAAATTAGAAAATCAAATGCTACTAAAACTAAGAAAGATAAAGAAGACTTTGACAAAATGTCATCAAGGTTAGGTTTTCAATCTGCACAAGATCAGGGAGTAAATGATACATCTAAAAGTGCTCTCGATCCTGTCTTGCCTTCTACTGACAGTGGTGGCGGCAGAGGTCAGTACACTCAGTATAAAGATGGCACAGATAGGGCCAGTGGTTCCAGTGGCAATGATTGGGCTAAAAATACTTTTGGTAAATCTTATGTTGCACAGAAACTTGGTAAAGCAGTAAACAAAGTAAAGAATACTGAGCCTGTTAAAGCAATAACAAGAACCAAAGATAATATGAAGGGTGCATATAATTTTGTCCGAGACCGTAACAGTAATGCTGGGACATGGGATAAATTTAAACGAGCCGGATATAAATCAAGTTAGTTATTTTATATAAATCCTCACTTGTTGGGGATTTTTTTTGACTAAAAATGATAAATAAAAGTAACGGAGTCATATAGGCTCTAAAAATAATAGGAGAATTATAATGGCACAAGCAAATCCAAACGCGGCAGTTAGAGCGGCAAACGGTTTCGTAGGCACAACTCACATCTTAGAAGTAGATGACGTAACAGCAGTAACAGTTGAAGCGGCATGTACTGAAGCACAAGCAGAAGGTTTTATAGTTGTAGCAGTCGAAGGTTTAGTAAGTGGTAATCACATCGCTGTACAAGGCGCAGGCGCAACACCTAGTATCACTGGTACTACATTAATCGCAACATTTAGTTAAGATTTAGTTTTATACAAAAGAAGGCAGTTTATACTGCCTTTTTTTATGACTTTTTGATAAATACTATTAACGTACAACGATTTGTACATAAATATTAGGAGAATAAAATGGCACAACCAGATACAAGAGCGGCGGCAAGCGGCGAGTTTATTGGTAAGGACGTATTCCTTAAAAGTTTCCAGCAACAAGCAGGAAATATTTCTACAGCACAACTAACAGCATTAGTAAGTTCAGTTCAAAACTTAAACTTATCAGTACTTAAAGTTGGTAGTTTTACAACAGATACGCAAACGACAGTAAACTTCATCTTAGAAGGTGCAGACAACCTAGCAAATGGTGACCTAGCAGGACACGTTATTGCAGACGTCTCATTCTAAGTTAAACAAACTTAATTAAAGTCCTCACTTGTTGGGGATTTTTTTTGATCTCAATTTCTGATATCCTGATAAATAGTACAAAGACACGGAGACACACGGAGACACACATGAGTTTACCAAGCAGAAGCGGAGCAATGGGTAGTAGTGAAGTACTATCAAGTAATATAGAATATTACTCATTATTCACTACATTAGACATAACAAGAACAGGTGATTTTGCAGACAATACACAGAAAGATTTTGAAAGTGTTGTTCAAGTAATAGGCTTAAGAGCACAGCCAATTATTATGAATAATCCAGTACCATTAAATGGTGTAGGACAAAATGTATTAGAGAATTATGGGGCACCAAGTATTTCAGGAGCAGGTTGGATTTTTAAATTTGCTTTTGAAAGAGAAGGAGTGCATACAATAGATACACTTAAAGATGAATTGAATGGAATAGTACTGAACGGTGGTACAATAGATACAAAAAGTTCAGTCAATATGGAATTTACTAAACAAGATTTATTATAAGAGATAAACAATGCCTAAAAAAATAAAACCGGAACTGACTCCAAGACCTTATGTTGAGAGCGGTAACATAGAGGCACACATAATTGCAGATATGCTACGAATAGAAAGTATCACTGCAGAACTCAGAGAATTTAAAGAGACTACAAAAGGCAGATTAGACAAACTAGAAAGTTGGATAATTGCTATTGTTGGATTAACATTTACGACCCTAATGACTACAGTTGTAGGATTATTGATGAAGGTACTATGAGAATAGACGAATTTACAGATGAACCTATTTACGAAGCCAGAATGGTATGGCGTAAAGTAGGTAATAAAATTAAACGGGCAGTACGTTGCACATCAGGTAGACGTAAAGGCAGAGTAGTATCTAATCCCAGCCAATGTAATGCGCCTATAGACTACAAGAAAAGAATTGCTTTGAAAAGAACTAAAGCAAGAATGGGTGCCCGAATGACTAGGAAGGCTAAAAGAACAAAACGTTATAATTCTTTAAGCAAACGAGTTGCTAGTTTAAATAGGCGTTAAAATGAAGTTTACTGACGTCAAAACACTTGAACATTTATTAAAAGAGTATTCTTATAATAGCTCAGGCAAACCTACGCCTTCTGGGGATCAAAAGATGGGTGGCACGGAAAAAAATACCGGAGCAGAATTTGCCACAGTAAATATCGGTGATGTTGATAACGATACAAAAATAAAAGATTTAAATGGTGACCCTCTAGGAACAGTAGTTTCTCCGGTAGGCAAATTTCCTGATAAGAATAATGTAGTTGTACAAACTGATAACGATCAATTACAAGTTATAGATGATGGCACACAAGTAGATATAGACTCAGATGATAAAAAAAATGAATCTAAATTATCTAAATTAGCAAAACGTAAAAATAAAAAACATCAGATTAAAAAAATACGCAGTAAACTTAAAAAGTTAGCAAGACGAAGATTAAAAGAACAACCTGCAGAATTATTTGAAATAAACTTCAACAGAAAAGAAATAGCAATAGGTTCATTAGATTTACCTGTAAAATGTGGCTTTGAAGCAGAAACATTTTTTTATAGTGTAGATAGTAGCGGTTCCTCTAACGTTGATGAGATGAGCGTCAGTGATATAGAATATGAATATGGCGATCTACCAGATGGTGCATACGAAGATTATAATCAATGGCTATATGATAAAGGTCAAGAAGAATACTTAGACGATCTAATAGATGACAAAGTACAAGAATTTAAAGAAGATGAAGATTACATAAACGATTTTATTGATAGTGGTGGTGGTCCAAGTTCAGAAGCAGTAGAAAGATACAAAAACAATTTTGAAGAAGAAGATCCAACAGAATACGAAAACCGTGCAGAAGATGGTTGGGAGTATATAAATTGGTGTAGAGAATTTGTTGAAGAAGAGTACGAAGAAGAATATTTAGCCTGGTTAAGAAATGAAGTTGCTGAAGAAAATGATCTAGACGAGGAAGCCAAAGCACTAGCAGAAGCCGATTATTCCATGGATGAATGGGTCAATGACAACTACAGTTACATGAGTAGTTTCCTTGATGATTATGGTTATGAGTATGGTAGTACCTCCAATAGTGTCGAGGGAGTTGCAGATGAATTAATGGTATGGATTAGAGATAATAGTGAATTTCAAAACTATCCGGAGTCAGGCGATTACGGAGACACAAATACCACAACTGGTTGGGCAGTAGAAAATGACAGCAGTATAGAACCTGACGAAGGTGCCGCGGCAGAATTAATTTCACCTGTATTCGCTTCTCCGAGAATTATGCTTGAAGAAATGAGAAGTCTATTTGAGTGGAGTGAAAAAAACTTTGGAACAAACACTAGTACAGGACTTCACGTCACGATGAGTTGGCATGGTGAAGCCGCAGGATTACCTAGTGCCGCAGAACCAAACAAACTAAAAATGGCATTGCTATTAGGTGACGAATACTTACTTGCAGAGTTTGGTAGACTTAGAAATAGTTATGCAAAAAGCCAATATAAAAATATAGTAAAATATGCTGAACGTATGAAAAAAGGTGATGCAAAAAGTTTCGAAGAATTTGAGAAAGCATTATCTAAAGGCGTCTCAGATGGCAAATTTAATAGCATACATTTTAAATCTGAAAAAGATAGAATGGCAGGAACTAATCTAATGGAGTTTAGAATAGCCGGTGGTACTGACTACAACACAATGTTTGAAAAAGTAGTAAAAGCAGTTGTGAGATATGCTACTATTATGAAAGCAGGATATGATGAAAATGCCTTTAGAACAGAATACATAAATGCAGTAAGTAGAGTATTGCGTAAAGCAAACGAAATAAATCCTAAAAAATTAAAAGACTTAGAAGTTGTTAATCATCCTGTAATAGATTCTGCTAAAAACATTGTAGGTAAACAAGATTACTTTGATATTATAAAGTTTTTAAGTAGAAGTGTAGAATATTTACAGGACTATATAGATTTAAGTAAGCCAAATGCTGATAAAGAATGGAAACAAAGTATTAAAGATTATGAAAAACGTACTGGCGACAAACTAACTGCTGTTAATGAAGAAGAAGCACCTACAGGTTTTATGAAACCTTCATCAACTGCACCTAGTAAAAGAGCATTATTACAACTAACCGCGGCACAGGAAAGATTTGCTGAAGCGGTCACTATGTTAGCAAGAGATATTGCTGAAGGTGATGCCAGACAAATACCAAAGGCAAAAGATGTTTTTGTATTTAGAAACTTTGCTAAAGAATTAAAATTAAATTCTAATAGTATTCAAGAATTAACATTTATTAGTATGAGGGGCCTAAACTTTGTAGGCACTGATAAAGAAGTAATACTTAAACTTAAAAAAGGTTTAGAGATATTATTTAAACAAGAAATTGTTAAAGATTTAGCATTTTTAAAACCTCAAGAAGTAGATGAGATTGCTAAAAAATCTTGGCAATTCGCAATGTCTGATGATTTTCAAGATAATATTAAATCAGATAAGTTTACAGACTTGCTACTAAATTTAAATCCAGGTTCCAGAAAAGAAGATATAACTAGTTTGTTAAACGATCTACGTTTTACAAGACAGGAAAATGAATTCGCTTCTAAAATGAAAGGTGACGGCTGGGGGAATAATACAGTTTTAATACAGAACCACAGACTTATAAATGCCGGTTCAGTAAAAAATATTTTAAAATTCTTACAACCTTATGAAGGTTATGATCATCCTACGAGTCCAGATCATCATGTAAACATTAAAAACGATGATTCTTATGAAGAAGTATATCAAATGAGACTCACTCAGAGAATGAGAGATAGAATAGCCCATTTAAAAGATTTAGAACAAGAAGATAAAGAAAAATATGAATCTATTAAAGGTGAACTTATTAAGATAGGTAAGGACCTTATAAACACGATTAAATATGATGAAGATCAGTCTTATCAATTCAGAGCTGAAGACGGAGTTTCTATAGGCGAGTGGTGTTTAGTAATGGAAGAAAGAGCGACCGAATCTGCATTAGATTTTCTTGCAAGGGCAGAAAGTTTAGAAAAAGATGACTTATATAATTTTGCGTCTGCCTATGATGATAGAATTATAAGTACTCTAAGTATGTTGCCAGTGTATTACAAGACAAAAAACACTCCTGGATATGGGCCAATGGAGAGCGACAAAAAAAATCCAAAAATAAAAAAAATAATTAAGAAAAGTTTTGCAGGGTTTAAAAAGTTTTTAACAGCATATGATAAAATATTTACACAAGAAGGTTTCTTAGATCTAAAAACAGAAATTAAAGGCAAAAATGTAATAGACAAACGCAGTAAAGACTTTGAAAAAAATGTGAGAATTAAAAGCAGAGTAAAATTTAATTGGCCGAAATATTCATCAGGATATATAGATGAAACCTTTTATAATGTCCTAACAGATAAAACTAAACCCAACCAAATAGCATACTTAGAAAATCATTTAGACCAATTTGGTAAAAGATTAAATATGGATCTAGTTTATATCATACCAGCCGCTCACAATGAAGAGGCCAGAGATGCCGTAGACGGTTTAGCCCTAATCGATACATTTGAAAAAGCAAAAAATTACTATCATAGTTGGCGTAGAGAAAAATATAGACGTGTGTTAGGTAGATTTTATTCAAGATATAAAATCTCTTACCAGGACTTAACTGGTGCAGGTAGTTACATTCAAATGGGCAGTGATGAAATTTTAGAGCTTAACAAATTGAATATAGAAGTAACCCGTAACGGTGACTCTAGAGCAGGAATGCCTGGAATAAACCCTCTTGTAGATGAAGAAGATACCAAAAACCCAACTAGTGGTGAACCTCTTAATAGAGGAGACAGCATGACTTGGGAACAGGTAGAAAACGATGCTGAACAAAAAAGATTTAATGCATTTGACTGGTCAGTATATCCAAAAGCAATGAAAGGTGCTGTTGCTAAAGAATTGGCTAATAAAGAATCTAGTTATGGTGCATTTAGTATAGCATTAGATAATGTTTTGAAAAAAGTTTTAAGTGGTAAAAAAGGTTTAGAAATAGAACCATTAAAACGAGAGCCTGAATACAAGTGGGGAGTTGACGACAGATTTATTGATGATGCAAATACAATTTCTACTGCACCTGAGCATGAAGTAGACACAAGTTACGAGATAGCAAGACAAAATCATACATTATTTAATAATATGATGGTTCAAGGAATTAACTACTATGTACAACGAGGCCAAGTAAATAATCTAGTTGGCTTTTTAAATAATAGCGGTAATGCAATGACTCTAAAAGATGCAGTATTACAGGCTATAACAAGAAACAAAGAAGCCGGTAGCGAACCGTTAGATTATGACTCAGCATTAATCCGCGGATTACAAATCCACGGCGGACCGCAAGGAAACAACGAAAGTGCGATAAATAGTAGCATGTCTAATATATTTGAAAAATTTGATTCCTTATCTCTACAAAAACAGTTAGAGATAATATCAAAAATAGATAATAAAAAGATAGATGAAGTTTATAATAAAAAGAAAACAAAGAAAGCAAAAGGATTCCAACATCCAAACAAATCAGGTGATACCAAACAAACGGAATCTGCAGTACCTGATAATTCAAAAATAAGAATGCTTAATCATTTACTAGCAGATAAAATGCCTGCAAGTGATCTTAAGAAGCAAATGGATGCCTTCTTTGCTTTACCTGACCCTAAAATGCTAAGAGCATTTAGAGACAGACGTGCAGAGAGCGGAGACGATGCATGTTTAAGATCTATACTTAGAAGTTTTATTAAAAGGCAGATGTCTGACAGTCAACGAAAATTTATTAATGTTAATGAATCTAAATTAAATGAATATGATGATTTAGAAGCAGAAAAAACTAAGATACAAGATATTGTAAATAAGTTAGATATAGAAGAAGAAAAAGACAGAGAACTTATAGATCAAATTTGGAGAATACTAAATGCTGATCATATACAAGATGTTATAGGAAAACTAGTAGTTAAGCCTATAGCAGACGAAACAGCAATGAACAAAGAAGCCGCAACTAAGGTATTAACGCAGGTAATATATCAAATAGAAAGTAGTTATGAAAAGATAAAAGATTTCTTAGACGATTTAGAAAAAACAGGTTCAGCATATGATGTTGATGCTTTAAAGAAACCTATAAATACATTATCAAATATATTTAAGTCTGATGTAGGTTATACAGTATTCAAAACATTATTACCATACGGAGTAGGTTCTAATAAGAAAGGGCCCGGCGAATTTGCATTAGCAATGTTAAGTGACAGAGTACAATTAAGTAGTACAACTGGTGATGTTGTAATAGATGGCGAACTAGTAGAAGTAAAAGCAAGTAAAAGTGAAACTAGTTCAGGCGGTGGCAGATTGGGCATGGGCGGCATGGCACAACTTAAAGCAAGAGATATTTTATTAAGATATAAAGAAGTAATACCAACAGTTGCAAGTCATATAGAAGATGCAAATAATAAAACATTAGGGCTAACTAATTTTGTAAAGTATCTAAATCAAGACCTTCCTGTAGGTGATAAAAGAAGATATGATATTACCAAAGAGTTTTATAAGGAATTATTTATTCCAGTAGCAGTAGAAAAAATTGCTAAAGCATTTCAAAGTTTAGACAGTGATATAGCGATTGCATTAGAATACGCAGGCGCTAATTATATAGATTATTTAACAAGAGGAAAGTTTGAAGCATTATTGGCAATAGATATGTATACAGGTAAATCTGCATACTTACCGAATGAGGAAGCATTTTTGGATTTCCATAAGGGACCACATT